TTTTACCATTAAAGGGGCTAGGAACCTCCTTAATATTTCCAATCTAATAGGTAACTGGAGGATCACTAACCTAGATTACTCTGAGGTTATGCAACAGAATGGTAACAATGTGTTTCTTTTCTTAGATCCACCCTATAAAATAGGGACATACCTATATGGTAGTAACGCTGAGTTACATAAGAACTTTAAGCATGAGGAATTCCATGAGAGTTGTAATATATGTAAGCATGATTGGTTTGTCACTTATAATAATGATGATGACCTAAAGGAAATGTATAAAGATTATCATCAAGAAGAATTTAAAATCACTTATGGTATGAAGCATAGGCCAGACAACAAACTAAAGAAAGAATTGTTAGTAGTTAACTACGATGTAAGCACAACACCGCTAGAGGTAATGTATGCATGAGTATCCGTTAAAGGATTATCTTAACAGCATCAATCTAAAGCAGGGAGATCTCTCTAAAGATGAGAGAGCAATGCAAAAATACCCTGCTTTTGTTGTGAACAAGTGTCTGTCTTCCTTTATAGACACTGTGATGCATGCAAATGAGATGAATGCCTCTTCACATTTAGATAAAGATCTTCAGTATCAATATTATATACATAGTGTTAGGAAATCTAAGCGATTTTCTCCTTGGGATAAGAAGTCTAAAGACTGTGACCTCGACTTAGTGAAAAGATACTATGGATATAACACTGAGAAAGCTCAGCAAGCGAAAAGAATTTTGACTCAAGATCAAATTGAAGTTATTAAATCTAAATTAGATACTGGAGGAAGACAATGAGTGATGAGATCTCGTGGTCTCAAGACATGATGCTAGAAGTTACCCTAAAGGAACCCGATGACTTTCTCAAAGTGAGAGAGACATTGACTCGTATAGGTGTAGCGTCTCGCAAGGAGCGTAAGCTCTATCAGTCTTGTCACATTCTGCATAAACGTGGTAAGTATTACATAGTTCACTTCAAAGAACTCTTTGCACTGGACGGTAAGCCCACTAACATAACGTCTAACGATTTGCAACGTCGCAATCGTATATCAAAACTACTCTCCGACTGGGGTTTGATAGAGATTGTAGGATCAGCAGACGATTTGGCACCTCTTAACCAAATAAAAGTATTGTCCTTTAAGGACAAAGGTGAATGGACTTTAGAATCCAAATATAATATTGGAAAAAAGAAAACACCACAGGAGGTGAGTTAGTATGGCTGACAAGAAAGAAGAAGACTTGACAAAAAAAGGTATTATTGGTACTATAAAGGACAAGATCTTACCAGATGAAGACGAACAAGCTGCAATCATATCTACTTTTGTGAGACTTGGTGTACTTGTTTGGTCGGGTGGAATATTGACGTTAAATTACGTCGCCATCCCAGGAGTACCACAACAGAAAATCGATCCAACTTTCATAGCTTCAGTGTTCACAGGGGTTTTGGCGAGTTTCGGGATTCAAACCGCTTCTAAGAAGGGGGATGGTACCATGAAGATGAATGGTAATGGTAACGGTGCTCCTGGAACAGGTGGACCTGTGCAAACGTTGAGGATAGAGCAAGCTCCCCTCAAGATTATTGCCGTTGATCCTGGTAAGAAAGATGAGAAACCTTATACACTATAAGAATCATGTGTCAGAAAATTATTAATGTCGTTGCTATTGCGTCTGGTATTGTATCTCTCTCCGTTGTTGGCGGTGGGGTATATCTTTATACACAAAAGGATGCTATCATAGAGTCAGTAACTGAGAAAGCATTAGGATCACTCGGTGGTCTTGGTGGTGCTCTCGGTGGTGGTGCACTTGGTGGTGCTGGTGGATTCGAGAAGAGTCTTGATCTACCAACTAATCCACAAGCTGCTCCCTCTGCTCCAACTGGACCATCATTACCTGTGCCTAACTCTCCATTGTAAATGGATCATAAACTATATAAATCTCAGGTTGTCTTAGACAATCAGAGAGTGATGATTAATATTCTTAACAATGCTATCCCTCTTTTAGAGGGGGAAGATAGCACCTGGACATATCATAAGTATAATGTCTTTGGATTAACCTCCCCTACTCGTGTATTCTATGAATTATACAAGGAGTTAAGGAGGTTTTGTTATGACTATACAGGTGTGCCAAAGGATTTGTGGATGCAGTCATGGGTTAACTACCACATGCCTGATAAAGTTTTACCTTGGCACAATCATGAGTGGCCGATACATGGATACATATCGATACTACCTCATAAGACTAAGACAGTATTTGATGGGTATGAAATTGTGAATGAAATAGGGAACGTATACATAGGACCAGGTGGTAGACACCACCGTGTTGAGGTACTAGAGGACTATGATACCCCTAGGATAACTATAGGATTTGATTTAACTGATTCGCCAAGTGCTTTGTCAGGTAATATTGCATTGATACCTTTTCCCTTATAATGTTTAACAAATTAAAGACACCAGACACTGAAGAGTATAAAGAGTTAAAGGGTCTTATACTCTCACCTATGTTTTCTTGGCATGTAAATGACCAAGCAACTGCCTTCTTGGATCCTACTAAAGGATACTCTGATCTATGGTTTTATTCCCATTCATTCTTGCATGGACCTAACCATCCAGACAATCCAAGACCTGATCATAATAAATACCCAAAAGTGAACTCAAACTACATGGACTTAATGGACATTGTAGTTGACCAGATATTTGAATTGAATAGAGTGAGGTGTCATTGCATCTATAGGATCAATGCTAACTCAGTATACCCTCAGATGAAGGGTGGTATATTAACTCAACCCCATGTGGATCATCAGTTTCCACATAAGAATCTATTAGTATACCTAACAGATGCTGGTGGTGATACTATATGTTTTGATAAGGAAGGTAAAAAGCATCATTATACACCCAGTGAGGATGATATAGTAGAGTTTCAGGGACTGCATTGTATGCAACCCCCTCCAGACAAGAGAAGAGTAGTAATAGTAATGACTTATCTTGACGAGGAGCTCGAGCCATATCAAACTAAGTGGAATACAGATCAGTGGAGAGACTAATGGACTTACAAAAAGCAGCATCAACTACAACAGCAGTGGCAGTCCTAGGGACTGGTGCATTTGTCGGTGGTGGTCATGTTATTGATCAAAACACTGGTGGTCCTCAGAAGAGAGAGGATGCTCAGATAGAACGCATCAGACAAGTTGTAAGAGAAGAAGTATATCTACAGATGAAAAATGCATGGCCGAAGACATCAGGGCCAGTTAAGGGTTTAATTAACCCGACAGAGGATTACAAACAACAAGTACCAAAATGAGTGGAGACCATAGAGATCAGAGTCTAATCTTCTATAGTGAAGAGATGACTGTGACAAAACAAATTTTAATTCAACACAAGAAGGATCAATCAATGAGCGACATACTTTTCCATGTATATGATAAGAAGTCTGAGGTGGTAGCACATACTCTGACTGTGGAAGAGTTGGAAGAGATGTTGAAAGATGAGAAGATCAATACAAGCAAGCATGAGATTGTTCCAGTATGGGAACCACCTTATGAAGGTGAGATATCACAGTGACAATACCTAACATTACGATACCTGATAGTGCTGTAAGACCCATTGTAATTAATGGTACAGGCATAAGGGATATCCGTAATGTATGGACATGGAATGCAGCAAGGCCACAAGGTATAAACAATATTCAGATAGCAGAGTTACGCCCTTGGGAGACTACCAGTCAGGTTGTTACTCCATTGGTACCATCAGTAGTAGAAAGAATAGGTGTGCCTGTTGTAGATATGCCTGGGTGTGTCAAGGTACACAAAGAGAATGTTAGAGAGAGAAGTAGGAATAAGAATCTAGTTAATGATGACCCTAAAGGTAACATGGTACTGTGTGATGCAGGTATGCCATACTATGAACCACCTAACTATGATGCTAGAGAGTTAACATGGCAGACAGTATATACTGAGCAAGAGGAGGTTGATGAAGGAGTAGATACAGGAGATATAGCACAGGCAGAATTTGATACACCAGAAACACCTGAGATACCACCGACAGGATCAGATGAGATAGAGTGTCCTCCACCTAATGCTAGACGTATAGGTGATAGGAATCAGAAGGGTGATGAGCAAGTAAAAGAATATAAACTAACACCTGATGGTAAAATCTGTGAGACCATTTGGGAACCAGTACCAGCAGTGGAACAATTCCTTCCATCAG